TAATAGCTTCTGATCAAGGCAACTTGTTTGAGTTTGATAATGACGAATCCATGTCATGTTTTTGTGGAGACTAATATGAACGGTCAATTCTGGCTAATACAAAATCGTCGGGACATTGACAACGTCCTGACGTTTTTCCGTAAGTCGTTGGAGGACTGGAACTACGAGCGCCCTGTGGCGTGGAAACTTGAAGCCTATTCCACGGTTAGATCACTGAGTCAGAATGCTCTATTCCACATGTGGATGGGTGAGATGTCTAAGCACTTCTCAGAGAAGGTGCCCGTCAGCCCTAGCGACATGAAGAAGCTTATGAAGAATGAGTTCCTCGGGACTGAAGATGTCGTTGTAGGTAATACGACAATACCCAATCAACTAAGATCTACTAAAGACTTAGGCAAAGGCGAGATGCATCAATTCATGGAGCAAGTTTTCCATTGGGGTATTGATCATGGTGTACAATTGACCAACCCCAAGAATAGCGAGTTCCAACGTGCCAGAAACGCTTCGGGCTAAATGTTTAAAGGCTTTCCAGTTGTTACGAAGGCTGGAAGAGGCAGACGATGATGGGATGTGCGAGTGCGTCACCTGTGGCGAGGTTCGTCACTATACTACGGTTCATGGTGGTCACTTCCTGCCGAAGGGCAAATCCAGTTTTTATGCGTTTGATTCCAACAATGTCTGGCCTCAATGCCCAGGCTGTAATCTGTACGGGATGAAACATGGCTCCGCGGCACAGGTATATACGATGTTCATGATACGAAATTTCGGAAAAAATCATGTTGATCATATGCTTGCAAATCAAATGACAACATTTAAGCTTTACGCTAAGGATTACCGAGAAATGCTGTCAGATTTCAATGCCAGAATTAGGAAAGAAAAGAAAAGGATTGGTGTGCTTTGAGTGTGGCTGTCAGGCTGATCACGCTCATCACGTTGTCCCCAGAACTTTGGGGGGGACTCAAACAGTAAACCTGTGTGCGCCTTGCCATGCGAAGGTTCATTCTCCGCATCTTCTTAGAACGTCAGAGTTAACCAAAGCGGCATTGCAAAAAAGACGCGAACAAGGCCTGAGCACTGGCGGTATACTGCCGTTTGGCTACACTCGGAAAGATGGGAGGATCAGCAAGAATCTTGGGGAGCAGAAGATAATCAAACAAATGCTGAAGATGCGTGATGAAGGGATGATGCCTATGCAGATTGCTAATCATTTTGCATCTCTCGGAGTAAAGAATCGGTCTGGAAATCCAATGAATAGTAAAGGCGTTCAGAAAATATTTAAAAGGTATAATAAGAATGAAAAAAGATCCGACTCCTGAAGAGTGGAATCAAACAAAATGGCTCAACGTAGACGAACCTCCGCACTACAACGTGGGAGAGATTGAGTGTATAGATTACATCAGACAGCAGCTAGGCGATCAGTTCGGGGCTTACTTGCTGGGTAACTGTATCAAGTACCTACACAGGCATAAGTACAAGGGAGCGCCTTCGGAAGACCTTAGGAAGGCTCAATGGTATTTGAACAGGTTGATAGAGGAAAGTAAGTAGAGTAGTATTTGTGTGTCGGCGGGATTAGCAGTCCCTGAAGGCCGATTTGAGTTAGGTGTGATTAGAACCGAGCGCAAACCGACACGGTTCAAATTGTCTCATAACGTCTTATTACCTTCAACTGCTTTTCTGCCGATGGAAAGTGGGGTTTAATCGTGCCTCCAATCCAGATAGCGATAATTCGTAAACATGTTGTAGGTCTGACGGCTTGACCCGATTTACGTCCCAGAAGCAGAGACCCAAGTGGGTTGATTAGGGTAGCGCCTAGTCAGGAACGCGAAAGCACATGAGTACCGCATCGCAAGATGTTATCTCGCAAAACCTAACGGATTTAACGTATCCCACGGTTGAGATATGCAAAAGGGAAAAAGCCGAGGTGTGCCCAAGGAGAAGTGAATGCACAAAGAGAACACCGAAGACTTCAAGGCTAGATGGAAAGGCAGTCACGCAGTTGTAGAGATGGTTGCGATGATGTTACTGCGAAGAGGTTTTTGGGTGCAGATACTCCCGCAAGAGTTAACACCGAGTTTTGAAGAGAGGCACAAATACTCAGACAGCGGTGACCTAAAAATTTTCGGGTTTGGTGAGGAGTTGATTTGCGAGGTCAAGGGGTCAGGTTACGAGTTCAAAGACGGCAAGCATCCTTACGAGACAGCATTTATTTGTAACCAGTGGAGCTTTGACAAGGCTGATCCCAAGCCCAGCTACTATTTTATAGTAGATAAAGCGCGAGAAAACGTCGCTATCTTCAATGTACGAAAGCATGCATCTGAGATGCAGCTAGTCCAGGTGACTGACAAGAAACGCCCTAAGCATGAAACCTACTACGCCTATGCGGTCAATTCCAAACTCTTTAACTATCGTAAATTAAGTTAACTAATCAGTTGACCTGGGGGATCAAGTGTGCGATATTTAAATCCGGCCAGAACTTTCTAATGTGTTAAAGCCCGGCCAAACGGGGAAGTATAACTGACATCGGGTGGGTGCGAGGCCCACAACCATTAACAAGGAGAAGAGCATGGGAGAAGTAGTTAGGTTACGCAATCCAGGTATGGATAAGATGAACGAAACATTTCGGTCTCACTGGGATGCGTGTTCAGAATTGTTAGACCACAAAGACTTGGACCATTGGATGGTGGTTGCAAATAACTTTCACATGGCGACTGAGATGATGTGCCGAGTCGGAGAGTTAGAAGGTTTGCAGCCTGACGAGTTCAGAGAGTTCATCCACAATACGATTGATATGCATTTCGACAATGCTTAGACCGCATCAAAAGAGAGCGATAGAGATGCTTCGGCAATCTATCCGAAAGGGTAATAACAGGGCAGTCCTAGCGGCTCCCTGTTCATTCGGTAAGACAAGGGTAGCGACTGAGATCCTCAAGTCAGTTGTAGCCAACGGGAAGAGAGGAATATTTATTTGTGATCGGATCAAGTTAGTTGATCAGGCGTTACAAGAGTTTGACCGCGCAGGGATAAAGTGCGGTGTCATGCAAGGCGAGCATTACAGAACAGATCCCAATGCGCCAGTCCAGATAGCGTCTATTCAGACACTAGCAAGGAAGCGATATCAGCCTTTGTTTAATGTTGCCATCGTTGATGAGTGCCATACCCATTACAAGGCCTTAACCGAGTTGATGGAGAAGAACAGCAAGGTGATCTTCATTGGGTTGTCGGCAACGCCATATTCAAAAGGACTGGGTAAACATTACAGTGATTTAATCGTGCCAATTACCACTAAGCAACTGTTAGATCAGGATTATTTATGTCCAGTGCGTTACTTCGGCGGTAGAACTGTTGACCTTAAAGGTGTCAAGACTAAACGTCTCTCTACGGGTGGCGTAGACTATGATCCTAAGAGTTTGTCAGATGCGATAGACAAGGATGAAAAGTTAGCTGGAGACATCATTGAAAATTTCAAGAGGTTCGGGAAAGGACAAACTATTGCGTTTTCGCCGTCAATCAAACATTCAAAGAAACTGGTGGAAATGTTCACGGCAGAGGGAATCTCGGCAGAGCACATTGACGGATACATGGACGAAGAAGAGCGACAAATGCTCTTCGCATCGCACGACGCAGGAGACTTCCAAATCCTGAGCTGTAGTCGGTTGCTTAACACCGGCTATGATGCACCTCAAGTCCAAACGCTGATAGACTGTTTCAGTACAAAGAGTCTGATATCGTTTATTCAACGCGCAGGCAGAATCGCTCGCCTGCATCCCAACAAGGTGGAGTCAATCTATCTTGACCATGCTGGCAACGTCACTCGCCACGGATTCCCTGAAGACATCGTCCCTGATCTGCTAGACACTGGCGAGACGAAGTACAACGAGCGGGAGCTGACCAAAGAAAAAAAAGATTCAGAGTTGGCTGTTTGCCCACAATGTTACCAGCATTATATTGTAAAATGTGCGTGTGGTTATGAGCGCCCAGTGCGCGAGATACTCAAGTCTGACGATCAGATCCTCAAGGAACTGAAGAAGGCTAACCGCGAGACTACCAAAGAAGACAAAGCAAGGTGGCTCGGGGAGTTTCAGTTCTACGCCAAGAAGAAAGGATATAAAGCTGGATGGGCGAGCTGGGCTTACAAGAGTAAGTTCGGAGTCTGGCCTAACGCTATCACAGCCCAACCAACGATTCATATCTCTGACGAGACAAAGAATTACGTTAAGCATTTGCACATTAGGAGAGTAAAGAGTGTTATCTGATATTTTGCCTAAGTTAGATAAGGTAAGGCAGAGAGGGGAT